AAAGGGTGGACGCTACGCTAGACCAGAGAAGACTAGCGCACGTATTGGTGAGCTGTAACGCCACCAGAGCTAACAGATTGTGACTATTCGGTTACACCCTGAGCTAAGATAGGCCAACCTATCCTTACGCTCTTGACGCATGGGTTCAGGGTGTGACTTACTAAAGACGTTACTTTTTGTGGGTGTATCTAAAAACCTCCCAAGTAGGTGCACCCTCATGAAGTAACACAAGGAGGACAGACTATGGAAACAGTAGAAGCAATAGTAGGCTTTGTACTATCAGCAATAATAATATTGTGTATCGTAGGAGTTAATTTGATATGACATACAAACTATTAGGAGTTGGCACTAATGCCAAGACAATCAAGGGTGATGGTAGCGAATATCTAACAGCTATCCTATATATGACACCTTGGAAAGTTATGGTTGCGGGTAAAGCTTTCAACTCTTGCCCTATGGCTGAACAAGCAAACTGTATTGACGCTTGTTTGTATACAGCAGGGCGTGGAGCGTTCAACAATGTGCAAGCTGCACGTATGCGTAAGACCGAATGGTACTATCGTGATAGGGAAAGCTTTATGCGTCAACTACACACGGACATTACCAAGTTTCAAGCTTACTGTGACAAACGTGGCATTCAGCCATGTGTTAGGTTGAACGGTACGACAGACATACGATGGGAGACAGTCAAGCTAGATGGTAAAAATATCTTTGAGCTATTCCCATCTGTGCAATTCTACGACTACACCAAGATTTCTAACAGAAAGACTAAAGACATATTCAACTATCACTTAACGTGGTCTTACTCAGGTGCGAATGTCCAGTATGCTGACAAGCTACAAGACGCACTCGACAATGGTATGAATGCGGCTGTGGTATTCCGTAAGGAGTACAAGCTACCACAGTGGCGTGGCATAAATGTGACGGATGGTGACAAAGATGATTTACGCTTTCTTGACCCTAGCAATTCCATTGTGGCATTGTACGCAAAGGGTAAAGCCAAGAAAGATACAACAGGATTTGTAGTAGACATATAAGGAGGAATTACAAATGATTACTGAAGACGCAATACCTGCATACAACAAGCAGTTTAAACAACTAGTAGGATCAAACATACTGGACTTTGAAATGGTACAATGTGACTTTGATCCACATCAGTATTGGCCTACGTTCAAGATGCGATTAGGTGACCAAAAATATAAGCTTGTCTTATCGCAAGACGAAGAGGGCAATGGCGGTGGATTTGCTTTCATAGAATAGGAGGTGACACAATGAAAGAGTATAACTTCACATTAGCAAACGCTGTTGAGATCTGTGAACAGTCAGTGATGTCTGACATCGAAGAAGAAACAGCAGCATGGCAATACCTGATAGACACAGGTGTTGTGTGGCAATTGCAAGGGTGGTTTGGACGTACAGCTAAACGACTAATTGACGAGGGGTATTGTACATATACGGATAGAGCAGATGTTCGTTGATGTAATTGTAAAATACAAAGGTGAACCTGAGCGTAACACAGCTACGATAGGACAGGATAGTACATACTTGCATAACATACAGCAAGACTTTGTTGACTATCCTGATCTAGAATACATACGACTAGAGTTATCAACTTATTGGAGGAATAAAAGAGATGAAGAAAATAAACGTACTAAGTCTATTTGATGGTATGTCTTGTGGGCAGATCGCATTAGATCAGCTAGGCATACCAGTTAAGAACTACTATGCAGCGGAGATTGACAAGTATGCAATCCAGATTGCCAGGAAAAATTATCCTGACATGATCCACTTAGGTGATGTAACAAATGTATTAAAAGGTATTGGATTACGTAACAATCAATCTTCTGATAACATAGGGTTAAATATGTTTGCCCATACAATTGATTTGCTCATTGGCGGTTCACCTTGTCAGGGATTTTCGTTTGGCGGTAAGGGTCTCAATTTTAATGATCCTCGTAGTAAATTATTCTTTGAGTTTGACAGGATTATGAACACAATAAACAAAGCAAGATCTGCCATTGGTAAAGATCCTGTTATGTTTCTACTTGAGAATGTCAAGATGAAGAAAGAGAGTGAGCAAGTTATCACTGACTATCTAGGTGTAGAACCTGTGGAGATAAACAGTAGGCTAGTGTCTGCACAAAATCGCAAGAGGCTTTACTGGACAAACATTCCCTTTGATGGAGTGCCAGAAGACAAAGGCATTATGCTCAAAGATATACTAGAAGAAGAGACAGCAGAGTTCTATCGTGCAGGTAAATACTTGCAAGAGAAACGTAGAGCAAGCGACAAGAACCCTGATATGCTCAACCCTGATTATCGCAGTCAAGCTAATACTATTCACGATGTTGATGGTAAATCAGGCACAGTGTGTGCAGGTACGCATGGCTACGCTATTGGTTATGTACCTGAACCAAAAGGTGCAAGGATAGTTAATCGTAGGCTAGATGAACGTGGTAAACGTCAAGACTATAACAAAGACATACCGCTACAAAAACGTCTAGAGCTACGCACAGATGATAAATCTAATTGCCTGACTACTGTGCATAAAGACAGTGTACTAGCGCAGAGTAAAGATGGGTTAATACATATAGGTGACGCACAACTAAATGATAAGTATCAAATGATCAACAGGGTGTACGCTGCCGAAGGTAAATCACCATCATTGAGAGCAACAACAGGTGGGAATAATCAACCCAAAGTAGAGATACGTGACAAGTCTAAGTGTGTCAGGACAGGAGGGCGTTTGTCTTACGATAGACACGAATGGGATAGCATAGACAATATGCATTGGCGTAAGCTTACTGTGACAGAATGTGAGAGATTACAAACTGTACCCGATGGGTATACCTGTGGCGTAAGTAACACACAACGCTACAAGATGCTAGGCAACGGATGGACAGTAGATATTATCAAGCATATCTTTGAAGGATTAAAGGAGGAAACACAATGAGAATACGAGTAAAAGCAGAGGAGACAGTCTACCTAGAATACTTTGTAGATGTTCCAAAACATATACTAAATGTCAGTGATTTTTTACTATCAAAGACATATCTAAAGAATGCTATCCACAACTGGGTAGATGAAAATGAATCGGAGTTTAATTACCAAGACTATGACAGTGATAGGAGTTGGTATGATTGGGAAGAGGTACAAGACAATGACTGAACAAGAACTAGAAGACATAATGAATGAAGCATTTGGTAAAACCTTTTGGCGATACCTAGCATACATATGGTCAGGATTAGAGGAGGACTATTGATATGGATGATACTCAAGAAACAACTAGAAGTGCTATAAACTACCTGATGGGTCACTCAGCACAAAATAACCATGATTATGGTGAGACATATGAATATGTTATCAACAGGAAAAAGGTAGTCTTACATAGTAAGGGTATGTTTTCTCAAGACTTTAAAGAAGATGGCAGATTCCCTGCTTGCATTGCTCCAGACGAGTATCCAAATTATGTACCGCATTATTGGTATGACAGAATAGATTTACACGGTAAAGAACACCCTAATTGGGATGAGGTTGCCTACTTTTGTGACATTCTAATTACTGATGTTGAGTATGATGCATTTGTTGTAAGGATAAATCACATCTATGGAGAGACTTGTGAAACTTATATGCATAATTGTGTGCAAACTATGTTTGACTCACATATTATGTTACACATGGCTCATGCTGTACGAAATGCAGAAAGAATTTTATGTAAACTAGAAAAGCTACACAATAAAAAATTAAAAGTTACAGACGAGGACTATTGATATGGACAGTGATGAAATAATGGAAGCAATAGAAGGAGCTAAAACTATGGCTAAGAAAAAAGTAAAACTAAAGACAGAACTAACTCGCAGCGAGGTAGAAGAACTACTAGAAGTATATCGGATTATGGATTCAATATGCACAGACTTCAGGGAGATGTTTGATACTAGTTTGAACAAGGTGAGTAAACTAGAGGATATGTCTATCACATTGAAGAACATGTTTGACTTCAGGCCACCAACAGATAGTGAGGGTGATCCTAATCATTGGAGGCCATACGTTTTACCTGACGATGATAAAGCATGGTTTCACAAGAAGGAGGATGAATAAAATGCAACTGCAAGATTTATTCTTTAACAGACAGAAGATAGTTAACGTGGCACGTAGCTTCAAACAACTGGAAGTAGATGCTGTGTCTCCGTTCAACACTGAAGAGGAGAGACACATAGCAGTAGATAAAATCTGTAAAGGTAATGTGATTATCAATCAATTAGAGGAGATACTAGATGCAGTATAAAGATATAATAATAGGAGCAGATGACTTAGAGTGTGACGAAACAGACACGATCCACAAAGCAATTAAAAATCATATCTTGGATATTGGTATTGCAAAACGTGAGACATTGACAGGATTTACTTGGAGACTTGATGTAAGAATGAGGACAGACGATGCAAGTTAGGACATATCATAAGAACGGTAAAGCTGTGCAGTTTCTAGGCTACAGTGACATCGATGCATCCAACGCAGCGAAGGTTGTAATGGGTGAGATAGGTGATGTCGGATACTTCAAGCCAAGATTAGGAGCAGATGAATGGATATACGATTGGGTATACGTCAAAGAAACAACGGATGAAGATTTACAGAGGGTGCTAGGCAAATGAGACTATACATGAATAAGCAAGGTGAATGGGTAGGCACACAGGCTGAGGCTAAGAAGATTGGTGCTGACATGGTAGATGTACCAACGGACAAGCCTAACCTACTCAAGTGGCTTAACACATTCACTGGCAAAATCGATTTGGCAGAGATACCACCACTTGATGCAGCTAAACCAAATCCTGGAACTGTGGCAAGAAAACCACACAAGTATGATTTCTGGGATAATATTAGAGATGTTGCGGAAAACTGTAGCCTTACAGATTTTAATGTGGCATTAGCTGTATTCATGGATAGAGTACACGACATTGCAGATAAACAGAAGGAGACACAGCAATGAACTACAAAACATCACAAGGTGTAGAATTATCAGAAGATGGCTACACTAAAGTAGTTAAGCAAGTAAACTTAGGGTACGGATGGGAGGCTACATTGTACAACAATGACAGACTCCTACTTACACGAGATGCTACAGGTGACACACTGAGCATACCACCAGAGTCTACTAAGACTTTACGAGATATAATAACATCTATTACAAAGGAGAAATAAGATGTCTAAAACTACACAATACACAAAAATACTTAACCACCTTAAAGCAACCAAGGGTTTGACACAGCGTGAGGCACTGCTTGACTACAGTATACAGTCATTCACCGCACGTATCACAGAGCTACGCAAAATGGGGTATGCTATTGATAGTATCAAGAGTAGACACCCAGTGACAGGCCAACGCTACACACGATATGTATGGCGTTCTGCTGAGGATGCAGCGTAATGGTTTGGGCATTAGTATGGATGCAGCTACTAGTCACTTCTCAAACAGTGAAGTACTACCATGTTGAGACATATGCCAGTGAAGAGGAATGCGTTGCGGCAATGAGTGAAGCTGCCATCTTGGTATCAAACAAAAGTGAAACGGTGGCATGTCTAGAGCTACAAGTAGAGTAGTCATTATGAAACGCAAGAAGAAATGGGTAGCGTATGATAAGGATGGATATGTCCTTGTCATATGCAGAAACAAAAGAATAGTAGAAGACTTCGCTAAGAGGAGGAGGAAGTAGTGTACTATGCACTAGACATATACAGTAAGGCAACAAAGAAGATGTTTGCTTATCATTCAAGCGACAGTCGTAGAGATATATTGTATTTGAAAAAGATGTATGATACGAATGAGTTTGTTTATATCAAGGAGTGTTTTGGAGAGACAGATGAAGACAAAGAAAATTATAGGAAGTCTGCCAAATATGGAGATACCTCAATTGCCAGTTAGTTTACTGAGCCATATGGAGGCTATGGGTTTGTTACCTAAATCACATGAGGATGATGGGGTAAATGACATAGACATGCCAAGAGTTCCACATAAAAACTTTTTTCGTGTGGATGTCTTAGACAAGGAAGGAGAGCCATTGTTCTAATGTATAAGATACCCATACTGATAATCGTAGTTTATCTTCTAGCATTCGTTTGGTTTGTATATGACACATACAAAGGAGAAGACGATGGAAGGAATAGAAGAAGATGACACATGATGATGAAGTTGACCCGAAAGATGATCCACATGATGACATTACCAACAGGCTTGGGGATCTACCTAAAACGGATACTGATAGCAATGAGCGTACTATTAAACGTAATACTAGGAGGACAAAACAATCAGACGTTCAGCGCAAGGAACCACCAGTGGCAAAAGGAGGGGAAACCTAACATAGTTTATTTGATTGACATGTTGATTGGCAAAGGTCACTGCATGGAATCATGGGTATACTGGAAAGTGAGGAGAAAGTGGTAGACATACCTAAACATACATCCAAGTTGTCAGCTATTGTAGACTTCTATCTACACAGCAATAACTTTCGCAGCTTGAGTGCTAAGTCACAGAAAGACTACGAGACACACTTGGATGTAATACTTAAGACTAACGTAGAGGGTAGGCTCTTAGGTAACTACACAGTACGCAGCATCAAAGCTAGACACACTAACCTGGCTTACGAGAAGTGGCTTGTGTCAGGTGTACGTACAGCTAACTACCGCAAGGCTGTCTTGTCTACGGCATGGAAGTACAGCATGAGGTTAGACGTAATGGACAATGACCCAGTGCGCTTGATCAAGACGAAGAGCACTAAGCCACGCAAGGTCAAGTGGACTCGTGATCAAGTAGTGTCTTTTCTTGACACAGCATACGGTAACTTCAAGTGGCGTAGCATTGGATTGATTGTGCACATGGCATACGAGTGGGCGCAGCGTGTTGGTGACATGCGTACCCTGACTTGGGATAACATTAACTTCAGCGCACAACGTGTTGATTTAACACAAAGTAAACGTGGTGCTGATGTGCACTTGCCGATACCTGATGATCTACTTTCTATGCTCAGGCAACAGAGTCAGGACTTTGGATTTCAAGACTATGTAGCACCCAAGACTACACCAGTGGCAGGGGCATATGTGCCATACGCTATTGACCACATCGATGATGCAATCAATGAAGTCAAGGAAGCTGCAGGGCTACCAAAGAAACTGACAGCTATGGATCTACGTAGGACTGCAATCACTGAGATGGTGGAGGCAGGTGTTGAGACTCTTGAGTTGATGCAAGTAACAGGGCATGTAAACCCTGAGTCAGTCAAGCCTTACCTAGTCAACACATTTAGTGGTGCAAGTAATGCATTGAATAAGCGGAGGAGCAGAGATGAACAACATTAAGAACTACCTAGAAACCCTTGATCTAAAAGAAGATTACAAACATAGAGGTGACTGCCCTGTGTGTAGAGGTAAGAACACATTCACTGCTACACGAGATGGTAGTGCTTTGCTTTACAACTGTTACAAGCTTGACTGTAGAGTTAAAGGTGTTGTGTCTTCAGGTATGACAGCACAAGAGATACAACGTAGGCTTAACCAGTATGAAGAGCCTGAGTCGGAGCATGAGTTATTTACTTGGCCTGAGTATATAGTCAAGCCTACTGTAGAGCATAAGCAGTTTGAAAGATTCATTGGAAGGTGGGGCTTGTATGGGGAGGACTTGATGTATGACGTAATGGATTCACGAGTAGTCTTTCCTATCTATGACAAAGGCAGACTTGTAGGAGCAATAGGTAGATGCACGTCCTATGCAGGACAGGTTAAGTGGAGGCGTTACGACAGGACACCTACTGTATTCACTCGTGTCGTAGGTAAACCTAATGGTGTCGTGATAGTAGTTGAGGATGTTATCAGTGCTACCGTAGCAGCTAAACTATTTCCTGGACTGACAGGTTTGGCTATACTGGGTACGTCATTCAGTGTATCTAATATGCAACACTTAGATAATTTTTATAAGGTTATTGTAGCACTAGACCCTGACGCTGCATATAAAACACTAGAGTACAAGAGAGAGATAGAGGCTTACACAGGGTTAGAAACTATAGCGTTAAGACTCTATGATGATATTAAATATAAAGTAGATGCAGACATAAAGAAACTAGAGGAGATAGTTTAATGCAACCAAGAGAAGCAGCAGAGCTAGAAGCGAAGCAAACATACGAAGGTTTTATCAAGTGGGTGAAGGTTACATTCTACTGGATAATGGCACTGCTAGTTATACTAGCGTACTTTAACTTTGGAGCAGATACTGAAACAGGTAGCCAATACAACGGTGAAGTATATGCACCAAGAAATATAGGAGACAAGTAATGCAACCAAAGAATGTACCCTGCCATATCCGTATCAAGGTAGAGCCAACGCAACAGCAGAAAGGTAAAGCTTGTCGCTTACACGGTAAGGACTTCAAAAGCATAGCTGACGCTGCTAGACATTGGAATGTAAACTACTCGTGGGCAGCAGAACAAGTTAGTAAAGGATGGAATAAAGAGGGTTTTCCTCAAAAGCACAGGAAGAGTTATGTCTGAACATTACTGTACAACAAAAGGTTTAGGGTGGGCATTCCTAGTATGTGCAATATTCATATTAGGTGTGCCTGTACTGATGTGGTTAGCCTTAGAGGGTAGCAGTTGGTACGAAAGATTTGATTTAATGAATCCGATGTTCTGATGTGGACGTTAGTATTCATATGGTTGTTCAATGGTGAGCCAGAAGTCAGAAAGATAGGAACGTATGATGATATGTATCAATGTTTCAATAACTATGATATGTTATACTATTCAATGACACCAGAGAGTAGAGTGGGAGTAAGGCTAACTTGTATACAAGGAGATACTAATGCCAAAGAAGACAGCAATAATAGATGAACGTGTACCATTAGGTAAGGTTTACGTTGATTTGACAGTAGATGAAGTGTTAGAAGCATGTAAGAGGTATGCTTCAGACAAAGCTTTTGATAAGGAGTTAGATAAGGTATACAACAAGGGGAAAAGTTTTGATTGAGAGAGGAGACACACATGCAGGAACTAGCACTAATCCGTACTATGTTGGACAAAGATTTTTACGAGAATCATAAAGGCATACGTTGCCCCGACAAGATATTTAGTAAAGATGCACGTAAGATTAAGCAGACGCTTGATTACGCTATGGATACGTATGGTAAGAGTATTACTCCTACGGAGTTAGAAGCTTTATTCTTTGTTAACAACACCAGTATGACTACAGCTAACAAGCTAGTCTTTAGTGAGTTGTTCCAAAAGGTTGCACGAGAAAAGCCACTGTCTACAGATATAGCTGATGATGTATTGTCTAAGCTGTTTCAGCAGGTAGTGGGTGAAGAGATTGCTAACCTTGGATTCGACTACGTTAACGGATCACAGTCTAGCCTCGAACCCTTGAGAAATATACTGAGTAATTATCAAGATGATTTCCTACCCAACCTCAAGGTAGAGTGGGATGATACAAGTATCGATACATTATTAAAAGCCAATGACATACAGTCACAATGGAAGTGGAACATACCTACACTTAAACGTAGGACAGAGGGCATTAGCGCAGGACACTTAGTTGTTGTAGGTGCTAGACCTAATACAGGTAAGACTAGCTTTCATGCTAGTACAATAGCTGCACCTGATGGGTTTGCATCACAGGGTGCTAAGTGTATGGTTCTGTGTAACGAAGAAAGTTATGAGCGTGTAGGTGCAAGATACCTGAGTGCTGCTACAAGTATGAGCATGGATGAAGTCAAGACTAACATGGCGGTGGCTGCACTACGTTATGATCCAGTAGAGAAGAACGTTTTCATCAAAGACAGCACAGGTAAAGACATGGCATGGGTTGAAGCTATCATCAAGGCATACGAGCCTGACATTGTAGTGCTTGATATGGGTGACAAGTTTGCGTCCAAGACAAGTGACAAGTCGGACATCTATCTCAAAGAAGCAGCCATACATGCACGTAACATATCCAAAGAACACAAGTGTGCAATCATATGGATGTCACAGTTGAGTGCAGCAGCAGAGGGATTGGTGCACCCTGATCAATCAATGCTTGAGGGTAGCCGTACTGGTAAAGCAGCAGAGGCTGACTTGATGATACTCATATCAAAAAACAAAGTAGTAGAGGGGCAAGACGAAGATGAAACTAATCAGAGACATCTTTGTATAGCAAAGAACAAACTCAAGGGTGGATGGCATGGTACTATTCACTGTGAGTTAGATGGAGACAGGAGCCAGTACTTAGCATGAGACTTGTACTTGATGTAGAAAACACCATAACTAAACGAGAGAAGAAAAACATTCTTGATCCATTCGAGCCTGGACTTGAGCTTGTTCAAGTAGGTGTGCAGAATGTAGATAACGTAGAAGAGACACACTTGTTTACGCTGAATCACAAAGAGGATCAGGACGTAGGTGGATCAAGAGCTAGAAATATACAGATCCTACTAGACCATACAACATTACTGATCATGCACAATGCACAGCATGACTTGATGTGGTTATGGGAGTCGGGCTTCAAGTATGACGGTGACATCTATGACACGATGTTAGCTGAGTATCTACTGCAGCGTGGACAGAAAGAACCTATAAGTTTAGAAGCTTGTGCTGAACGTAGGAATCTAAACTACCAGAAGCAAGACACTCTCAAAGAGTATTACAAGAAAGGATACAACACCAATGAGATACCTTTACAAGAGCTTCTTTTTTATCTTAGGAGTGACCTCGACATTACTCGTGAGTTGTTCTTTGCCTTGGAACAAGACTACGCCAAGCCAGAAGCAGAGTCCTTACATAATGTCAGAGACATTACCTTCCGCACCTGTAAAGCCCTCACCAGAATGTATATGTCAGGAATCCGTGTGGACAGAACCGCCCTTCAGCAAGTCCGAATAGAGTTTGAGAAAGAGAAAGCTGAGATAGAAGACAGGCTGCAGCGCAAGACTCGTGACCTTATGGGTGACACACCTATCAACCTCAACAGTCCTGAGCAAGCATCTCAAGTCATATTCAGTAGACGTGTTCACAACAAGAAAGAATGGGCTGACTTGTTTGACTACACTGAGACACAGCAAGAGTTTAGGGAAGCTATAGAAGCAAACAGTTCAATCATTAGAAAGACTAAAGCATCTACTTGTACCAACTGTAATGGTGGAGGAAAAGTTTGGAAGACAAGAAAAGACGGTACGCTATACAAGATACCAAATATATGTAAGAAGTGTGAGGGTAAAGGCTATCTTCTAACACAAACAAAACAAGTAGCAGGGCTGTGTTTCTCTGCACCAAGCAAGAAATGGATAAGTGCAAATGGTTTCAGTACTAGTAAGGGCAACCTTGAAAGTCTTATGGCTACCGCTACAAGCAACGGTATGGAGTCTGCTCTTGATTTTCTTACTGATCTTAAGCGCCTCTCTGCTATCAGCAGTTACCTTAGTAGCTTCGTGGATGGTATCGAAATATTCACCAAGCCCAACGGAATCCTTCACGTCAACCTTACCCAAAGTGTTACCAGTACAGGTAGATTTTCTGGACGCAATCCCAACATGCAAAACATGCCAAGAGGAGGAACATTTCCAGTAAAACGTGTGTTCATATCAAGATGGGAAGGTGGACAGATATGTGAGTGTGACTTTGCACAGTTGGAGTTTAGAGTTGCTGCATTCCTCTCACAGGACAGTACAGCCATGCAGGAGATTGATACAGGGTTTGATGTGCACTCCTACACAGCAAAGGTTATCAGTGATGCAGGACAGCCTACAGAGCGTCAGGCAGCAAAGGAGCATACATTCGCCCCTCTCTTCGGTGCTACTGGATATGGTAGACCTAAGCCTGTAGCTGCATACTACGAACACTTTCATGAGAAATACAAAGGCGTAGCTAAGTGGCACAAGAAGCTAGGTGATGAAGCTATGAGGTTTCTCAAGATCACTAACGTGAGTGGCAGACAGTACGCATTTCCTGATGTAACTCGTAGGAGTAATGGTAGCGTGTCACACTTCACTATGATAAAGAACTACCCTGTCCAAGGATTTGCTACAGGTGACATCGTACCTGTGGTGCTGCTAGAGTTTGAGCGATTGCTTGAGCCTTTACAGTCATGTTTAGTCAATACAGTACACGACTCTATGGTGATAGATGTACACCCTGATGAAGTGAAAAAAGTATTGACTATTGTGGATACTATAAATGCTAATCTCAACTGTGTCATAAAAGACGCATACGATGTAGAAATGAATGTGCCTCTATTATTAGAAGCCAAAATAGGAAACAATTGGCTTGACACAGTGGACGTTTAGAGTATAACTAACCATCTTTAACTTTAACAGAAAGTAAGTAAAACAATGAATACAGAACTAGCAATACAAAACGATTTAGGTATGTCTCTTGCAGAGGCAGTAGGTGTAACTCCTCAAAGTGGTGGCGAAAGAAAGAGTTCCGCTTTACCTAGAGTAAACTTGATGCATACAGGTATCATGGGTGAGATCGAAGTTAATGGTAAGCCTATCAAGACTGAGGTTGTACCTGCAGGTGCATACAAGATTACAAGAGGTGAAGATGATGTTGTCTACGCAACTAGTCCTACCATACGTATCTTTGCAATCCGACAGCAGTGGTCAAAGTGGGATGCCAAAGAAGAGATGATGATGAAGACAGTCATGGCTAACGATCTCAAGGGTGACCTCAAAGATAATGTTGGTACATTTAATCTAGGTAGACCATCAGGTTACATCGAAGATTGGGATAGCGTACCTGAGAAGACAAAGGATCTGATTCGTAGTATCAAACGTAAGAAGATTCTCTTTGGTGAGTTGACTGCAACAGGTGTTACTGATGAAGCAGGTGACCCAGTAGGTGACATAACTACTATGCCTTTCTCTTTTGAAGTACCTCCTTCAAGTATCAAGTCATTAGACTTAACAGTAAATGCACTAGGACGTAAGAACATACTTCCCATACAGTGTATGTTAAATCTAGGTGCTAACATAGTTGACAGTAAAACAGGTAATAACTTTGCTGTCATAACTTTAGAGACAGGTGATAAGGTAGAACTACAACATGAAGATCAGGATACTCTACACAACTTCTTAGCGTACATCACTACGCAAAACTCTTACATCTTAGAACAGTGGGATGAAAAGAATAAGGAGACTATCTCTGATGATGATGCTGCTATCGTAGCTGAGTTCGTCAACGTAGAAGAGGCAGACTAATGAACCACCCTGCTGAACTAGCTGTCTTTGAGTACCTTGGCAAAGCTGTCAAGGGTGAGACAAGTATGGCTGAAGACATACGTAAGCAAGTCGCTTCTGATGTTGAGGCTGCATTAGAGAAGCAGTTCAGCAGTGGACCTCGTGACAAGTTTAGATTAAGGATGTCCAACATTGGGCGTCCTACTTGTCAGCTATGGTTTGAGAAGAATGATCCTGAAGACAAGACACCACTACCTCCACATTTTCTAATGAACATGATCATTGGTGATATTGTGGAAGCAGTGTTCAAGGGTCTTCTTCGTGCTGCTGAGGTAGACTTCAAAGATAATGATAATGTCACCCTTAAGTTAAAGGATGGCACAGAAATAAACGGTGAGTACGACATGGTGCTTGATGGCAGGGTAGATGATGTTAAGTCAGCTTCGCCTTGGTCATACAAGAACAAGTTCAACACTCTGGAAACTCTAGCTAAAAGTGACAGCTTTGGTTACGTATCTCAACTAGTAGGATACGCTGAAGCTGCAGGGTTAGATGTAGGTGGTTGGTGGGTAGTCAACAAAGCAAACGGTGAGTTTAAGTATGTTGATGCTAACTCCGTAGACAAGCCTACAGTGATGGAAAGCATTGAGCAGACAGTAGGCTACATCAATGAGGATAAACCTTTTGAGCGTTGCTTTGAGCCAGTGCCAGAGACACATTACCGTAAGCTAACTGGTAATCTAAAGCTTGGCACAGAGTGTGGGTTCTGTTCTTACAAACATAAGTGTTGGCCTAACTTGCAGACTCGTGAAGCTGTAAAGTCACACGCTGCTAATCCGCCTATGGTAGACTATGTTCTACTGAGTCCTGAGTATGCGGAGACACATTAAAGGTAGGTATCGCAGTGGCCTAGAGAAAGAGGTTGCTGCGTACTTGCGTAAGACACAAAAAAAAGTCAGATACGAAGTACTAAAGGTTGAGTGGGAAGACTTACGCTACCGCACCTACACACCAGACTTTGTGTTAGATAACGGTATTATTATTGAGACTAAAGGTATTTTTGATAGTGCTGACAGACGTAAACACTCTGAGATACAGAGACAACATCCTGAGTTAGACATACGGTTTGTATTCAGTAACGCAAACGCCAAGCTATACAAGGGTGCTAAGTCTAGGTATTGTCATTGGTGTGATCAGCACAAGTTTCAGTGGGCGCATCGTGTGATACCTGAAGATTGGCTGAAAGAAAAAGGTAAAGAGATCACAGTTAAGAAGATAGAATTAAAAACAAAAAGGAAAGACTAATGGGTCACGACTTAGACAATGATGAAATAGCAATAGTTATAAGCCCAGTAGATTACAAGGATGATGGTAGTTGGGAAGGTGAAACAAATGTGTCGATAGCAATATCACCTGAACACAACTTACCTGACCCTATCATCAACGGTATAGTAGATGTAGCAACTATGATGTCAGCATTTTTAGATATAGCAAATGAGCATCCAGATATTTATAAATTAGTTAAAGAACATAGAGATTATCTCGTAACTCTGGAAGAAGAGGAAGAAGATAAACCTGTTGTAACAAGAGAGGGTAATGTGTATACACTTAATAAATGGACAAAGACAAAGGGAAGCGCATGATAGATACAATAACATTAACTGGAGATACAACTTTAGATCACGATCAAGTAAACAATCCAGTTCACTACAATCACAGTGGTATAGAATGCATTGAGGCTATAGAAGCAATGACAGAGAATATGTCAGGAGCTACAGCGCCACACGCTGCTAATGTATTGAAGTATATGTGGCGGCATGAATACAAGAATGGATTAGAAGATATAAGAAAAGCAAAGTGGTATCTTGACAGACTAGAAAGACGTTGGATGGAGATGCACAAATGATAACAGCAGATGACATAAATGCTTGGAAAGATATGTATGAAATGACATTCGGTGATTATCAGATAGAGGCACGTAAGACTGCTATATATCCTGATGAACACAAGATAGTTTACCCTGCGCTAGGACTCGCAGGTGAGGCAGGTGAAGTAGCCAACAAAGTAAAGAAGATGTTAAGGGATGGAAATTTTAAAAGGGAAGATGTAGCTGCAGAGGTAGGTGACTGCCTGTGGTACATTGCAGCTTTATGTCGTGACTTAAACTTTGACATGGGATACATAGCCAGGTGCAACTTAGACAAACTTCACAGTCGTATGGAGAGAGGAACCATTAAGGGCAGTGGCGATAAGAGATGAAGTTCAACATTAAACTAACAATAGAAATAGACGAGGAAGAACGGATACTACCGATAGTAGCAGAGATGCACGAGGAGGCAGTTACTGAGTTATTCCAAGATATTATTTATGATATTGATGGTGCAGTAATTAGAAAGATAGAGGTGAAGAAACATGAATAACTACTTACCAACCGACTACCAAAGTTTTATACATAAGTCACGGTATGCTAAATATATTGAAGGAAAAGGCAGAGAGTCTTGGCCTGAAACAGTAGGACGTTTTATTGATAATATAGTTAGAACTAAAGTTGATAAAGAAACAGCAGATACATTAGAACAGGCTATTATATCTAATGAAGTTGAGCCTAGTATGAGAGCTATGATGACTGCAGGACCTGCTGCAGAACGTGATAATACTGCCATGTATAACTGTAGTAACCTAGCCGTAGATGATCCGAAAGCCTTCGATGAAGCTATGCAGATCCTCCTCTGTGGTACTGGTGTCGGCTTCAGCGTTGAGAGACAGTTCATTAACAAGCTTCCCGAAGTGCCTGAACTCTTCGAGAGTGATACTACCATTGTGGTAAAGGACAGCAAGGAGGGATGGTCTAAGGCATTCAGGCAATTGTTGGCACTTTTATGGGCAGGTGAGATTCCTCAGTGGGATATTAGCAGAGTACGCCCTGCAGGGGCAAGGTTAAAAACATTTGGTGGTAGAGCTAGTGGACCTGCACCTTTGGTTGAATTGTTTAACTTTACAGTTAAGACATTCAGGGATGCTCAAGGACGTAAGCTTTCTAGTTTAGAATGCCATGACCTAATGTGTTTCATTGGTCAGATAGTTGTTGTCGGTGGTGTTAGACGTAGTGCTATGATTAGTTTGTCTAACCTTAGTGATGATAGGATGCGTCACGCTAAATCAGGACAGTGGTGGAACGAAGCTGCACACAGAGCACTAGCTAATAACTCAGTTTGTTATACAGAGAAGCCAGATTCAGAAACGTTTATGCGTGAGTGGTTAGCCTTAGTAGAAAGCAAGTCAGGGGAGAGGGGTATATTTAATCGTGAAGCGTCCAAGAAACAAGCTGCGAAATATGGAAGACGTGATCCTAACCATGAGTTTGGAACTAACCCATGTAGTGAAATTATATTACGACCAAATCAGTTTTGTAATCTTACTGAAGTGGTGGTTAGGGCTACAGATACTGTGGATGACCTTGAAAGAAAAGTGGAACTCGCTACTATTCTTGGTACAATTCAATCCACATACACCAAGTTTCCATACTTGCGTAAGGTGTGGACAACCAACACAGAAGAGGAGCGTCTGTTGGGTGTGTCACTCACAGGAATAATGGACAACCCTCTTATGACATCAGCAAATAAAGGATTGGAGAAGACTCTTGAACATCTACGAGAAGTTGCTGTTCGCACTAATACTACTTGGGCTGACCGCCTTGGCATTGCACCAAGTGCAGCGATTACCTGCGTCAAGCCAAGCGGAACAGTATCACAACTAGTTGACTCTGCATCAGGTATACATGCACGTCATGCACCTTACTATATAAGGACAGTGAGAGGTGACAACAAAGATCCTCTAACTCAGATGATGAAAGATCAAGGTATACCTAATGAACCCTGTGTTATGAAGCCAGAGACAACTACTGTTTTTAGTTTCCCACAGAAGTCACCAGATAAAGCTGTAACTCGAAACGATATGACAGCCATTGAACAACTGGAGATGTGGCTAACCTATCAACGACATTGGTGTGAGCACAAGCCAAGCATAACTTGTACTGTGAAGCCTGATGAATGGATGGAGGTAGGTGCATTTGTTTATAAACACTTTGATGAAATGTCAGGTGTGTCTTTTCTGCCACACTCAGATCACACTTATCAGCAAGCACCCTATCAAGATTGTACCAAAGAAGAGTATGAAGAATTATTAACTAAGATGCCAGAAAGTATTGACTGGTCTAAGCTTAGTGAGTATGAACAAGAGGATAACACAGTCGGTATGCAGACTATGGCTTGTACTGGTGATGTGTGTGAAATGGTAGATATAGGGGCATAATTAATGAAAGTGTATACTAGGCCATTCCAAAAAGAAGTATACGACAAAGTAGACGCACCGTCTAAGGAAGCATTGATTAAGTATTTAAAATCAGAAGGACATACAATTGTAAGTAAGAAAGAAGATTACTATGCTGATGTTGTGTCAGAAAAAGATGGTGTTACTTACTTTCACGAAGCTGAAAGAAAAGCGCAGTGGAAAGAGGAGTGGCCTACGTATTGGTCAGAGATACGAATACCAGGGAGAAAGAGGAGACTTATAGAGAAATACAAAGATCAGTTGGAGAACTTATACTTTTATGTTTTTAACAAACATTATAATCAAGCTTGGAAGATAAAGGGTACACAGATGATAGACGCTGTTATTAAAGAAGCTACTGGTCCTACTTACAGGATACCAAAAGGTGAAACGTTTTATCATATTCCATACCAAGAAGCAGAATTAGTAGACATAGTATAATTACTGTGTTATCATTTTAACGACAATCAAAGGAGTTATTTATGTTGTTATTTAATTTATTAGTACCAGTGGTATACGCTTTAACGATTTATGGAAGCTATAATGATGTAGCTAAACCTGTAGCTAAAGCCACTTGGGAAACAGGCGTAGTTGTTTACGAGAAAAGTGTAGACGTTATTAAAGACATAACTACTGACGATCCTATTCCTGTAGAGTCAGAATAATGTATGTCTTAGTGTTTATACTTTCTATTGGAAGTGGTTTTGTACAAGTACAAGCAGTCAATACAGTTTATTCTAGTTTAGAAGATTGTAAACGAAGTGCGGTAACTATCCGTACTGATCTTATGAACACTAGACCATCACCTAACTCAAATGTATTTGCTTACTGTACTGAGATACCACAGGAGGCATAGTCAACTATGAGCCTAGAAAAAGAAGCGAAAGACTTTGTATCTAGGAGACACGAGCATTTTATAGAAGGGATACAGGAACGCATAGAAGCGTTGGATAAGTTTATAACTGACAATCTGTATCACACTACGGAAACAAGAGAAGCTATAAAACATTTAATTATAGTACAACTATGGGCAGAGCGTAGCTCAAGACTCAATGGTATAAAAAAGTAAGGGCGCTAAATGCGCCCCTATTTATTTGTAATAATCTTTTAAGTAATCTACGTAATCCATGAAGTAGTGTAACTCTGTGATTGTCATATCACGTATACCTCCTTCAAAGCCATACCGTTCTCTCATTGCTTTCATAGCCTTACTACGTAATTCTTTATTGCCATGCTCTGTAGCTTTAGCTCTCATTGCACCTAGCTTAGTCTCACTAGTGCCATACTTCTTTAGTACCTTACGTAAATCTTTCTTCACCTCAGACACAACTGACTTAAGCATAGCACGTTTACCTACAAGGTCAGCGTTTATAAACTTCTTATCCCTAAGCAAGTTATCCGTAGCTCTTTCTAACTCAGGAGCAACCGACTCATTAAATATTGTATCGTAAGCAGCCATACTTGTTCGTTCACTGGCTGTCCAATCTTGCATGTTAGCCATTGAGTATGCTTGTTCTGTAGATGTACGTGCAGGTTTAACAGTAATACCAAAGATTCTAGCCATAGGATTTGCATCCTGTACTTTACCTTGCCGACTTGCAACCCTTAGCTCTTCACCTGAAACTGTTTCTGCTTTATCTGTGATAGCTTCTATGACATTATCAAAGTATCGTGTTGCACCTTGTGTAAACATCTGACCGCCTGTTTCAGCTTGACGTATATCTCTTGCTGCATCTGTGTCTGTAACATATCCAGTAAGTTTATTTACTGCATCAAGTGGTCTAGTAAAACCTGCAGCATAGTTACCTGTAAACTTTCCTATCTCTTTGAAAGAAGCTTGAGCTAGATCTACATCTTGGTTTATCAGCGTGTCCATAATTCTAGTTACATCATTACCAAACTGTAAGTCTGTAGCAAGCTGTCCTACAGCTACTTGTTCACCAAACTTGATCATCATTTCTTTTGGTACATCTTGACCTTCTGCTCTGAGTCTACCAATACGTCCTGCCGCCAACCATAGAGAGAATGGAAATGTGTTACGAGCATCTATAATAGCACCACCAGTACCTTCAATCTCAAATACGTCTAAACCTTTGTCACTTCTCTCTTTGTCATATTGCATAGCTAGACTGATTGCTGTTACACCCACAAGACTACGTGATGCAGCTTCTAGGGTTTCAACATTACGCTTCTCTGATTTAGCTATAGCAGACATAAGTTGTACACCACCGCCTACAGACCATTGATAGGATGTGGCTACAACGTTGTTGAAAAATCTACCAAAAGGAAGTATTGTACCAAATAACGGTATGTTAGAAATACTCTCTGTTAATTTAGCTGCACCTCTTAGAAGCTGATCATCTGTGGTGTAATCTTTTGAGAATACAGACTTGAGTGTAGTATCAATAGCACCACCAACTACGCTGTCATCTACTAGTTCTATGTTACCTGTGTTAAGAACGTCTGTTAAGGTTCTGTCATGCTTGAGTCGTAGCCGTTTGTCTAGCTCAGTCATAAACATTTGAGACTTAGTAAACGTATCTTGTACTCGCACACCTGTTAGACGATTAGCACCATTAGCTACAGCTTCTACACCTTTAAACCATTTAGCATCAGGGTCAATATCAAAACGTCTACCTGATCTTTCAATACCACCAGTAACACTTTCAAACAAAACTTTCTCTATGTCTCTATTTTGAGATAAGAAGTCCATGTAAGAATCATGAGTAGTGTATGGGTCCATCAAGTTACGCATCTTCTGTGCTTGTATCTGACCAAACACTTTGCTTTTACGTAGTAGTTCTGATCCTGTCTTAGTAAATTTACCACCTGTTGCTAAACCACCAAGCATATACATACCACCTGTTGATACATCAGCCAGTGTAGAACCGATATAGAACTGTGAGAAACCTGCAATGTTCAAGCCTGTTGTAGCAGGTGAGGAGATAAGCAATCTACGCCACACACTCTGAGTGTACGCTCCTATCTTAGGACGTTTTACTTTTCCTGTAGCCTTGAGTATTTCTTCTTCCATCTGCTCTTTTAGCTGTGGATTACGTACCAAGTTAAACATTGCGTTGTGTCCTGCTACAAGACCTGCATCTACTGTCCTACGTGTAGCTGACATCACTGCACCATAAGTCATACCTCTACGAACATTAGAGGCAATGTAGTCACCTATCTCCTGTGCTATTTCTGTTGTGTCTCCTAGAGTGTAACCAACCAAAGGCTGCATACGCTTGGATATAGCTTGTAACTCGTCTTCAGGCATTTGTCTCAGTGTGTTAGTCATTACATCTGTGACACGTACATTTTTAGGTAGAGGCTTACCTACTTCATCTAAGTATATTTTAGCTATACCACCCTTGCCATCTTCGCCACGCATGATAGTGTCCAAAAACTCTGCTGGCATAACACCTGCTTGGAACATATTATCTCCACGCTTCCACTTCTGTTCCCAAGAGTCTAACGCTTTGTTTACATCAGTTGTAAACTTATTCATAGACTTATCAGATAGAGGCACTAAAAGCTTACCTTCAATGTCAGCCTCTAACTCTGCCTTACGTTTACCTGCAACAAGTTTACCTTTGGTGTCTTTGAGGCCACTCACACCTTTCAGTTTACCACCTACAAGTTGAGCACCACCGCCAACAAGACCTAGCGCAGAACTAAATCCTGTTTGTAACATGCTGTACTCTTCTTGTGCTCCTGCATCTAGCATGACATTCTGTATCATGTTGTCGTGCAGCATAGCTAGTGATCCATCAATACCTGTGGTAGCTAACAGAGAACCACGCACACCTTTCCTAGCCCTTTCATCTAAGAACTCTTTCTGTGCTTTCTTCTTGGCGTTATATATAAAGTTACGCTGTTCTTGTAGAGCTACACGTTCTTGTAACTTCTTAGCTGCAGGACCTTTTATGCTTGATTCTACTATGCGTTGGGCTACACGTTCTGCTGCTTTGTCTGCTGCTTTCTTAGCACCTTGTGTTGTCGCACCAGATTTGGCTGCTCTTTGTCCTGCTTCTATAGCAGCTTTTTTGACTAATTGTTTGCCACCTTGTGTTATACCTAGAGATGCAGCTTTACCTAAACCACCAGTAAGTAGACCAATATAGTTGGAAGGATCTGTAGCTGCAGCTTGGATATAGTCAAACACACCATCTACTGCACCGTAGAACCCATCGTTTACAAACACATTACCTAGCTGATCGTACAGCTTATATGCATTACCTGCCACTGCTTTATCTTGCTGACTCGCATTTGTGATGTGTCTTACTTCACCACCTGTGTTTATGATATTGGTGTTGAAGCTACGCATATGATCTACAAACTCTTCTACAACATCTTCATCACTCTTGTCGTTATACTGTATGCCTCTGCGAGACACCATATATCTACGTATAGTGCGTAAGTTAGAAGCCTCGTACAAATCTTTCTTCTTAAGTTTACCACCTTTATCAACAAGTTCGTTCTGACTACTTACAGGTACAGGCTCTGCTTGTTCTACGGTTGGTGGCTCAATACGACTAGGCGCAAGTATGTCATCTTTTGTAACGCCATACTGATCCATCAAGTCTAGGAAGGAATCACTCATATTAATACTCTATCCTCTAAGTGCTTTTTGAAATTGTACAGTTAGGAATCCTGTGTTGTATGGCAGTCTCTTATTGTTTGCATCTGCCCACTCACTGAGTGCTCTCATGATGTCAAAGGTATCAGCATTTTCATCTATACCTTGCTCTTGCATATACTTAAATATGTCTTCACCAAAGTCAGCCATTACAGATATGTCTAATTCTGTAATAGTACCTGTATCCATACCTGTTTCTATTTCTTCATCTGTAGTTTTAGGAAATAAGCGTTTAAGTTTATCTCTTAAGCTTAATACTTTTTTAGAACCTGGCTCTAGCTCTGCCATACGTGCAGCAATAGTTTCACGATTTACCTTACCTTGAGGCAACTCTATGAAGCCATTCTCTGTAGCATTTTGTGCACCAACCTTAGATGTAGGTAGACCAAGTAGCTTTCTAGCGTTTGGACCCATCTCTTCCCACTCTTCAAAGGTAACTCTATCTCTGTCCATGTACAGCGCAGCTTTACGTATACCCATTTCTTCTGCAGTTTCAGTTGTGGCTTCTACTTCACGTTCTTGCTCAGGAGGTTCTAGCTCAACCTTTTTCTCTACAGGATCTTCTGTTTTAATTTCACTAGTTACTACGTTCTGTGTAGTGTCTATCTCTTCTAGGTTTAATCTTTTGAGGGCTTGCTCTTCTACTGGACCTACAGGTATTTCTTTCTTGTTTAGATGCTGTACTAGTACATCCCACCCTTCACTCTCTGGTGTATAAGTATTACCACCATCAGTTGTGACCTCAAGAGGATTACCTTCTGAGTCAGACTTTGTTACGGTAAACTGAATGTCCTCAAATATTTTCTTAGTTGTAGGTACTTTTCCTAGTGCTTCAATAGTTTCTGCATCAACAGCACTACTTGTATCTATGGTCTGTTTCATTCCAGGAAACAATAATTCACGTAGGTTTTCTACGTACTCTTCGCCTACGTTGGCTAACATACTAGTCTCTAAATCTTCAAAGGCAGCTAGTCCATATGTATCTATGGCATCATCGTAAACCATTTGGTAGAGAGGCATCTCTATAGATTTTACTTTGTTCTGTGCAGATTTATATTCAGCTATTTGTTGTTTTATATTTGCACTATCTGGATTTGCTTTTAGGTCAAGTTCAAGTTGAGTTAGCCCACCTCTTTCATCGAATGTTTCTAGCGTATCTAAAGCAGCTTTGTATGCAGGGTCTAGCTCTTCTCTGTCTTTTTTCAAAGTTACAATACTATCAAGTACAAACTTCTTAGCTTTTAAATCAAAGCGTTTTAAGTCTGCTATTGTAGCATACGTAGATGGCTGTATAGCTTCATACTCTTGCTGTCGTGCTAACATATTTATATCTTCAGCAGTATATCCATCATAGATAATATCACTGCCAAGTTTGTACTTAGAACTCATCATAGCCGCTTCACCAGTAAGTCTATCAAAGAAACCTATGTCTGGTTTTTCTGCAGTAGCACCTTTTGTTTCTAAGCCAAGGCCATACGTTTTTCTTACGTATTCATCCATATTCATGTCAAGAGGTTGAAAACCCTCTGGTAGTTTTATGATCATGTCTACTTCAGTATCACTTAGCTTTCTACCACCATTAGCCTCAACTGCTGTTCTAACTTTAGTAGATAAGTCTTGTATAGCTTGAGGTCCACTTGCTATTGCAGCTTGCATTTGTGCAGTACTTACACCTTGATCCTCTAAGTAGTTAGTAAGTCCTAGCACCTCGTTCACTACAGAGTTACGCCTAGAGATTTTCATAATGTTATCTTTAGCTAACTGCTCTTGCTCTAACTCGAATTTACGAGCTTCTTTCTTTTTCTCTTTTATGTTCGCTGCTGCTGTTTCAGCAAACCCTGCAGCGAACTCTCTCCAATCAAATCCCATATTCTAAGCTCCTCTTGCCATCAAGCCTTGGGGTTCAGACATTTCGCTTACTTCCATTTCTTCTTGCTGTGGCACATCATCTGTTTCTTCTTCCAAAGTACCTTGTAATGTCTTCAACAAGTCCATACCTACATCACCCTCTTCACCCTTAGCATCTGCTACAGCTAACTCTATAGCTAGTGCTAATCGTTTTTTCTCACGATCTTTGAGTGCCTCTTCAGGGTCTTCAATGTCATCTCTTACTTCTATGCCATATGTAGTCATCGATGCTTTGATGAACTCGTGTATGACAGGAGCTACAATCAAGCTTACATCCACACTGTGCAGTCCGTTCATAACACCTGTAGTCATTAGCGTTTTAACAAAGGGAGCTACAGGCATGTCACCACCAAAGAGCACAGACAGATCATCCATAACCTCTTCATCAGCTAATCTATTGATGTAATATTTAGTTACTTCATCAGGATCAACCATCTCAGGTGGATTCTCCCAAGGCCAGTTCTTAGGTTCATCTGTCAGAGACTGTCCCGGTATTGGTGCTTCAAGAAATGATGCCATGTTATTATATCCTATTTAGTAAACCCTGCGCCAAAGTATAGTCCTACTATGGCTGATACGATGTGTGTATCTAGTGGTGTAATTACAAAGCCTTGAGCCATCTTCCACTGTATAGCTTCATCTGGTCCAAACAACCAACTAAAGAAACCACCAGTAGCTTCAGTGTATCCTACGTACACACTCACTTCAGGATACCATACAGCGACTAGCTTTGGCAATACAATTATAGAGAACACAGCAGATAGAGCTATAAGCCTACGTGTCCATGCAAAGTGCTTGTCATTCTTACCTGCATTTCTTGCATCAGCTACAGCATTTCTGTTAAACTCTGCACGTTGCATCAACATTTCTTGTTGCATCTGGCGGTTCTTCATTGACTGACCCCAGATAGACATGACCCCACCTAATATAGTGGAGAAGAGCATTGTGATTAGTTCTAATGGTAATCCAAACATTAGTTATTTCCTATAGCTGTTTGCTCTATTAGTCCAACCAGAAAGAAACTTCTTTTTTTCAGGACTCTTTTTAATTACTTTTTTGTAATATTCTATTCTAGCATCTGCATATTGGTTCACAGTTACAGGGTTATCTTTTAAAGCTTTCAGTGTTATTGGTCCTATAATTCCATCTTGTTTAGTACCAACTAGTTTCTGTAATATCTTTATTGCATTTGGTCCTGCGTTTATTTGCATGTCAAGAACAGATGGCTGTAGTTCTAAAGGCAGTTTATTTATTTTTGGTTTATAGAAATACTCATTCTTAAATATTTCCCTAGCCTCTTCCTCAGTTAAGTTTTTAATATCCTCTACAGTTATAGTAGAAGCTTTAACTCCTCTATGTTTAGCTAAAGCAGAAGGTGTTATACCTCTATTAGTTCCTATTAAAACACCATTAACATAATTACCTGAATCGTCTTTATCTTGTTGAAAACCTCCCTCTGATGCTAAGATAGTGTCTAACTCTTTACTTAAATCTATTTCTTTTCCATCTGTAGGCTGCACCTCAACAGCAGCAAGAGACTTATTGACAATATTAGCAATTTCTTCATCTGACATTCCTTGCTCTTTTAGTATTTTTTTAACCTCAGTCTGCACACCCTCTTCAGTCAAACTTCCTGTAATACCAATAGCGTTTAGAAACGTGGGGCTTAGTATTTCACTATCAACATCTGCTTTTAAGTCAGGTTGAGAAGGGGTTTCAGCCATTATGGGTTTGTCTGATGTAACTACAGGTGATACTTTACTCATAAGTCCTAATGGTTCTGTCTGTCCAATCTCAAGTAGCTCACCCTCGCTGTCAACTGTGGGCTGATTCTCTAGTGTCACAAAGTCTGTGTCCATACTAGTGTATATATCTTCTAGTTTATTTGGAGACTCACCCAGTGTAGATATTTCTTTCATTGCATCTTGAATAATCTCACTCTTCATCAGTTCAGAGTATTCATCTAACACTTTGTCTTTTGGTGTAGTTGTATCATCTTCATTAGGTTGTTTAGGTTCGTAGCCATTGTCTATAAATAATTGTGCTATACCTTTTAAGAAGTTATCGTCTAATTCTATCTCTTCTGTTTCAGGCTTTGCTCCTATACCACGATTCTTTCTAGATACTTCTTCTAGAGTTTTTTTACTCCTACTAGTAACAGACTCAGTGAAGCCACCAATGTCTAAGTCTAAACCACCTAATGTTTTATAGTCTGCCATTATATTAGCCTGTTATAATTGAACCCACAACAGAGCCTATAGCTCTTGCAAATGATCCACTCTTACTTGCTGCTGCACTACTTGCTGCTGCTTCGTTAGCTAGTTCTTGTACAGCAATAGTTGTAGCACGGTCAGCATTGTTGTTCTCTAACTGGAATGCAAAGCTCATGAGGTCACGCTCACGTTGCCATATCTGATCCATGTTAGCTGCAGTCAATCCGTTGATCACCTTAGCAAAGTCCATGTTGCTTTCATTCTGTGTAGCTGTATTGATTGTAGCTATGCTCTGTCTCCATGCCGCATTAGACTGTGCTATCACCAAGCCATTCTGTGCATTGAACAAGTCACGTTGTTGCTGTAGACCAGAGTTAAACTCACGTAATGCATTCACACTATTGACGTTGAACTGATCCATAGCGTTCTGTTGTGTAGCATTGAACTGTGCAGTTTGGTTAGCCAAGTTAGCAAAGAACTGATTTGTTTGATTCTCACTAGATGCGTTGAACTGTGCCGTAGCATTCTCTGCAGCTTGATCTGTAAACAAAGCCTGTATGTTTTGCTGTGTCTTGAACATAGAAGTCTGTTGTTCGTTAGACAAATTAGCCATGTCCATCTGTAAGAAGTTAGATGCATTCTGTACTGCAGCTTGTTGTCTGTTTGACAAGTTAGCTATGTCTAGTTGTGATAGAGCAGCAGCCTCAGCCATCACCATAGCTTGTCTGTTAGACAGATTGGATAGTTCCATAGTGTTTGCTGCACGAGAGTTCTCTAAGGCTATCTGTTGTTCAGCCGTGAAGTTCATGTTAGCAATGTCACCGATACGAGCAGAGTTAGCTACACGAGCTTGGAATTCTTGATCAAACTCCATGCCCATAAAGGTAGCACGTTGCTGTGCAGCAAGTATCTGTCTTTGCTGTCTGTTAGATAAGTTCTGTGCTTCAAACTGTGCTATAGTAGCCGCATCCATCTGAGCGATAGGTAGTGCAGCTTCCATTGCAGCTTGCACCACAGCTTGACCTGCAAGACTAGACGCACCAAGACCACGAGCAGAGAGTGTAGCCATTGCGGTACGCATAGATCCTGCAGCCCAAGCAGGTGTCTCACCACCCTCAAAGTCAGCCATTAGTTGTTCTAGCTGACCTGCAACTGTTGCTTGTTTACTTGGTGTAGCTTCTGCAGCTTGTATTGCTTCAGTAAATGTAGCAGCTTTAGTAGCATCTGCTTCACCAGATATTATCTCACCGTCTTTTATCTCTCTAGGATCAGGAGCATCTACTTTTATAGCGTTACCTAGTTCCGCTTCCATGCCTGTGATAGATGTACCAACTTGTTGTTGGGCAGTAATCTGTTGTGTAGGTGTGCCTGTAGCTGCAGTTAGTCCTGCAGTTTGTAGTTTTACTTGTGGTGTAACAGTAGTAACATCTGCCTCTACAGGTGTAGAAGCTGTAGGCTTTACAGCTTGTTGTACAGTACCTACTGTAGCAGCTTCAGCAAAAGGAGCTATGGGTACAGTCTGACCTGCATCTACTGGTATAAACTCACCTGCAGTAGGTTGTATCATAGCTGTAGTAGGTTGCATTGGCTGCATGGTTTGTCTTACAGCGTTGGCTTGCATCTGAGCTAATTGCTCTGTAGTAAGACCACCTGTTTCAAAACCTTTTACTGCACCACCTTGATTAAACTTTTGTATGTAGCCGCCTATGGCAAGACCTTTAGCTTTAGCAGCAGGGTTAGCTTCTTCAAACTTAGCGTGACCTTCTCGTGTTTTAGGACCATTGTAACCCATCTTACGAAAGATACGGTCTTTACCTTCTAGAGACATAGTCTCCATCAACCCACCTTCTGCAGCACCTGTAGTAGCTTCTATCTTAGAAAAACCCGGTGGTACATATGTTGTAGGTACACCGTTAAACTCAGTAATCATTATTTGCTGACCTAGCTGATTACCATACGGTACAGTCTGATAGCCTTGAAATACTTCAGGATAAGTTGCGCCTGTTCCTGGCTGTGTTGTTACAAGGGTAGGTGCTACTGCACCTTGTGTACCTGTGTACTGTGTTTTATATGCTACTTGAGATGGCACAGCAGACATACCACCTGTTTGTGTAGTTGTTGCTACTGTGCTTGGACCTGATCCTGCTGTTGGTACTACATCCTGATATGTAACTGGTGCTACTTGCTGCATTACTGTTTGAGATTCATCAGGATCAACAATAGGCACACCACCTGCAGGTACTTGTTGTACAGTTGTCGGAGGTGTTACAGAATCAAAAGCACCACCTGCTACAGCAGGGTTCACAGTCTGCATGTAGTCACCTGCTGTTAAGCCTGTTGTACCTGCTCCTGTTGTAGTATCACTACCATCTGTTGTATCTTCTGTGTCATCTTCATCGTCATCTAAATTTTTATCATCATCTGTAGTTGTAATAGCAGACTTATTTATGTTTATAATTTCATCAGCTAACATTTTTGCAGTAGCTATTTCTGTATTTGTTTTACCTTTTCTGGTTCCAACAGAACCTATAACATTTCCTGAAGCATCAGTCAGTGTTACAGTAGAAGCTCTGTCATATCTAAAAGGACCGCCTCCACCTGCAGATACATTATCATCTGTATATCCTATAGCTTCTGTAGTATTAGCAGCAGCTTCTGCAGCAGTTTTAAATCCTGCAAATTCTTTTGAAGCTTTAGATACATTAGTATTATTTCTTGCAGACGCAGATCTTTTTTTCTTGTCAGAACGACTTGTTTTTTCATAAGTCAATGCTGTTTCTGTTTTAGATCCATCTTCATTGGTAGTTATTTTAACAATACCGTTGCCATAAACACCTGCTCTAGCTTCATAAACAGTACCATCTGCAGAAGTAAAAGAATCCACTACATTAGAGTTTTTTGAATCTATTCCATATTCTAAGTCTGCCATACTGTATTCCTTATTTACCCATTGTCATCCACACCGCACCTGCAATAAATGTCAGGACTCCAACGGTAGTCATTTTTACTACGGTTGATCTTATAGATCTACGTGTATCTCTCCACGCTTCTATGAGATTACGCATTTCTATTATGTCTTTAGCTGCAT